CCAATTTATTTTGCAAATAACTATATTAAAATTGTTTCTCTTGATGAAGGTTTAACACAGTTTCATCCATATCATTTTCAAGAGAAATTAATTCATAATTTCCACAACAATAGATTTAATATTTGTAAGATGCCACGACAGACTGGTAAGTCTACTACTGTGGTATCATATCTATTACATTATGCACTTTTTAATGACAGTGTAAACATTGGTATTCTGGCAAACAAAGCATCTACTGCTAGAGAACTTTTAGGGAGATTAGCAACTGCATTCGAAAACTTGCCAAAATGGATGCAACAAGGTATCTTGGTATGGAATAAAGGAAACATCGAGTTAGAAAATGGCAGTAAGATATTGGCAGCTTCTACATCTGCGAGTGCTGTCCGAGGCATGTCGTTCAATATCCTCTTTCTCGACGAATTCGCATTCGTCCCTAATCACGTCGCTGACTCCTTCTTTGCATCTGTTTATCCTACTATCACTTCTGGTAAAAACACAAAGGTAATTATTGTATCCACACCACACGGTATGAATCACTTCTACCGTATGTGGCATGATGCAGAAAAAGAAAGAAATGAATATGTTCCAACTGAAGTTCACTGGTCGGAAGTACCTGGTAGAGATAAAAAATGGAAAGAAACAACCATCTCAAACACTTCCGAACAACAGTTTCGTGTCGAGTTTGAATGTGAATTTTTAGGATCGGTCAATACCCTTATCAATCCAGCAAAACTCAAAAATTTAATATATGAAAATCCAATCAAAAGAAATGCTGGATTGGACATATACGAAAATCCAAAACCAGAACACAATTACTTAATGACAATTGATGTTGCTAGAGGTTTAGGTAATGATTATTCAGCATTTATTGTTTTTGATATTACAGAATTTCCGTATAGAGTTATCGGAAAATATAGAAATAACGAAATTAAACCTATGCTATTTCCAAATATAATTTTGGATGTCGCAAAAGCATATAATGAAGCATGGTTGTTAGTAGAAGTAAATGATATTGGGGATCAAGTAGCGTCAATCCTCCAATATGATTTGGAGTATGAAAATATTTTGATGTGTGCCATGAGGGGTCGTGCCGGTCAAGTCGTTGGATCTGGTTTCAGTGGTAAAAAGACTCAACTTGGCGTGAGAACGACAGCAGCAGTTAAAAAGTTGGGATGCTCCAATTTAAAAACCTTAATGGAGGACGATAAACTTCTTACAGTAGATTATGAGATTATTTCAGAATTAACAACTTTTGCCCAAAGACATAATTCATACGAAGCAGAAGAAGGGTGTAATGATGATTTGGCAATGTGCCTTGTTATATTTTCTTGGTTGGTTGCACAGGATTATTTTAAAGAAATGACGGACAATGATGTTCGGAAGAGAATATATGAGGAGCAAAAAAATCAAATTGATCAAGATATGGCACCATTTGGATTTATTGTTGATGGCATAAATGATATGGAATCATTCACGGATAGTAATGGTGATAGATGGCATACTGATGAATATGGAGATATTTCTTATATGTGGGATTATATTTAATGGATTTGAATAATCTAAATGAACAGATAGAGTTAGAGCATTTATTATTTCTTGATAGAGAATGTAGAATTTGTGGAGAAGTAAAAAACTTATTAATAGATTTTTACTTAATTAGAAAAAACAAAATAAATATCGCATCTTCATATTCGTATGAGTGTAAAGAATGTACAAAGGAAAGAATAAGAAGAAGTAGGTTGAAAAATAATAAAAAAAAGAAAAAGGAGGAAAAGTGTTCAGATTATCCAAATTGGTGATGTTCATGCACTGTTTCCCCGATGAAAGTAGGCATTTTAATAAATAATTTTAGAAAATAACCTGATATTCGGAGAGAGGTAAAGATGCCAATTAACTTAGCATCTCCTGGAGTTAAAGTAAGAGAAGTTGATTTAACAGCTGGTAGAGTCGATCCAACATCGGATGCTATCGGCGGTTTAGTCGCTCCTTTTGCCAGAGGTCCAGTAGAAGACCCAATTCTAATTAGAAACGAAAATGCTCTATTGAATACATTCTCAGGACCCTCTCCTGTTGATAAGCACTATGAAAGTTGGATGGTAGCGTCTTCTTTCTTAGCATATGGTTCTCAATTAAGAGTGTTAAGATCTGATAGCACCAATCTTAAAAATGCTAATGATCAAGGAGTATCCTTAAAAGTTAAGAGTACTGATGATTACAACTTTAAGGGTTATGATGAAACCCCAATTGCTGGAGCAACTATAGTTGCAAGAAATCCAGGTTCTTGGGCAAACGGAATTAAAGTTGCTATTATTGACTCGTATGCAGACCAAATTCTAAGTCTCAATACTGTTGGCGCTGGAGATATTGGTATTGGCGTTTCCCAATCTGCCGCCGCAAAAGTGATAGCAGGTTCTGGATCAACTTCTTTACTTGATGGATACTTCAAGGGAATTATTACTGGCGTCGATGTTATTGCAAACACTGCCGATGTTAAGTTTGTTTCTCATGTATCTGCTGCAGGAACTGAAACTGCGATTGATTACACTCAGAACGGCGTTTACAAGTTTGTTACTGGTAGTGGTTCATTGACTGTCAATGCTGGTGCAGCAACAACATCAGCAACTGTAACTAGAGGTCATCTTTCAAGCACAGCAGTTTCTGCTGGAGTCGGAACTGCAATTGATTCATTCTATTTGGAAGCATCAACAGTTCTTGATGAAGCAGGTTCCGCAGATTTATCATCAGGCGCAACAACTCTTTCTGTAGATTCCGTATCAGGAATTTCAACAGGTGCAGATAAGTATCTTGCAATTGGAAATGAAATTATTGGTCTTTCCACTGCACAAATTTCAGGAAACACGCTTACTAGCGTTGCAAGAGGACAGTTTGGGACATCTGCTACAGCACATACTGATGAATCTACGATACAACATTTAAGTAGATATGCAGATATCGGTACTTTATCTACTGCTGTTGATACTGATGATACTTTAATTGGAATTACAACAACTGCAGATATTACATCTAAAGTAAATGCTGGCGGAATTCTTCGTTTAAATGATGCAGAATTCGTGCTGGTTGGTTCATTCCTTAGCGGTGGAACAACTTCGGTAAGAGATGTTACCGCACAAACAGATTGGTTTAATAATCAAACTTATGTAGTTGATACACGCGGAACAACTCAGAAGTGGAGTTCAATTGCACCAAGACCACAAACATCTAATTTTGCTGGATCAAGAGGATCTAGATTTGATGAGATTCATGTCGTTGTTATTGATGGTGAAGGTAAAGTTACCGGAAATGAGGGAACTATATTAGAGAAGCATATTGGACTTTCCAAAGCATCCGATGCCATCATTTCTGCAGGATCCCCAATTTACTGGAGAAAATATCTTTACAGCAATTCATCTACAGTTTTTGCCGGTGGAGAACCAACAGGTGCGGTTGCAACTGGATTCAGTTCCGGATTTACTGCGGCAACTGATTTTGGTTGGGATCAAGAGGCTTTAGAATCAGATGGAAGTGCAGTTATTTACGGTGCTGTTGGCACAAAGAATTTGATTTTATCTGCAGGTAAAAATTATGATGGAAACTCTACAGATAATGTAGCAGGATCATATTCAGTTACTATTGGTGATTTGTCATCCGGTTATGATATCCTTAAAAATAAAGAACTCTATAATATAGATTTCTTACTCATGGGAGCAGCAAATTATGGAAAAGAAGAATCTCAAGCACTGGCAAATAAATTAATTGAAGTTGCCGAATTTAGAAAAGATGCACTTGCATTTATTTCTCCATATAGAGGAGCATTCTTAAATGATACCTCTACAGGACAAAGTGTTAACACGTACTCCGGAGATCAAATTACTGAGAATATTTTAGATTTCTATGGTCCAATCTCCTCTTCATCTCATGCAATTTTTGATAGTGGTTATAAGTACATGTATGATAGATTTAATAAGGTCTTTAGATATATTCCATTAAATGGAGATATTGCTGGACTTTGTGCCAGAAATGATGCAAATGCCTTCCCATGGGTTTCTCCTGCAGGAACTTCAAGAGGTTCTATTTTAAATGCAGTAAAATTAGTATACAATCCAGACCAAGAACAAAGGGATGCACTTTATTCAAATAGAGTTAATCCGGTCATGCTTAATGCTGGGGGAGGAATTATTCTCTTTGGCGATAAGACTGGAATGAGTAGGGCATCTGCTTTTGATAGAATTAATGTTCGCAGATTGTTCATTTACATGGAAAATGCAATTACTGCTGCTGCAAGAGATCAACTTTTCGAATTTAATGATGAAATTACAAGAGCAAATTTTGTAAATATTATTGAACCTTTCCTCAGAACTATTCAAGCTCAAAGAGGAATATTTGATTTCAGAGTTATTTGTGACGAAACAAATAACACTGGAGCAGTGGTTGATAATAATGAATTTGTTGCTGACATTTATGTCCAACCAGCAAGATCAATTAACTTTATTGGTCTTAATTTTATTGCCACCAGAACTGGTGTTGCATTTGAAGAAGTAGTTGGTGTTTAATTTATTTTTTATTAACGACACACGGAGAAAAAACAATGGCACTAAGAACAATCTCAGAGTTTAAAAACAAATTAACAGGTGGAGGCGCAAGACCAAATCTATTTGAAGTTGAGTTGGCATTTCCATCTGAGTCCGGATTGCAGTTAACACTTCCTGAAGGGTCAAAAGATTTTGATAGGTTCATGGTTAAGGGTGCTGCTCTTCCAGCATCCAATATCGGTCCAATTGAAATTCCATTCAGAGGAAGAATTTTAAAAGTTGCTGGCGACAGAACATTTGACACATGGACTGTTACTATTATTAATGACACCAGTTTCCTTCTTAGAGATAGGTTTGAAAGGTGGATGAATCATATCAACAGGCATGAAGATGCAAGTGGTTTAGTCAATCCTTCTTCCTACATGGTCGATGCATATGTAAAACAATTGGATCGTGCCGGAGAAACTTTAAGGAAGTATAGATTCTATGATATTTTCCCAACTAATCTTTCTCAAATTGATCTTTCATATGAGACAACCGATGCAGTTGAAGAATTCACCGTAGAATTCCAAGTTCAGTGGTGGGAAGCACTTGACAAAAGAAATACTAGAGTATTTGGTGAAAGAAAAGTTACTTGAGGTTAATATTCTTGATCTTAAAATCAAGAATTATTTGAGTGAATAAATATTAGATATAGAAGGTTAAACTTATAAAATGACAAAACTTTTTGGTTTTTCTATTGAAAATGCTGACAAAAAATCCAACTCTATAGTCTCTCCCGTTCCTCAAAATAATGAGGACGGGGCAGATTATTATCTGCAGAGTAGTTTTTATGGTCAATATATTGACATTGAAGGAGTGTATCGGACTGAATCCGATTTAATTAAAAGATATAGAGAAATGTCGCTCCATCCAGAATGTGATGGTGCTATTGAAGATGTTGTAAATGAAGCAATTGTCAGTGACCTCTATGATTCTCCCATAGAAATTGAACTTTCTAATCTAAATGCAAGTGATAAAATTAAGAATGCAATTAGAAAAGAATTTAAATATTTGAAAGAAATCATGGACTTTGATAAAAAGTGTCATGAAATTTTTAGAAATTGGTATGTTGATGGTAGAGTATATTACCATAAGGTTATAGATCTTAAAAAACCTCAAGAAGGAATTAAGGAACTTAGATATATTGATCCTCTCAAAATGAAATTTGTGAGGCAAGAAAGGAAAAAACAAAATCCTCTTAGAATTACTGGATCAACTAATGAGAGTTTGACAAACGAAGATTATCCAGAAATCGAAGAATATTTTGTTTATACTCCATCAACTCAAAATAATGTTCCAATCGCAGGAACAAGAAAACAAAAAACAATCAAAATTGCAAAAGATGCAATTGCATATTGCACTTCTGGTTTGGTAGATAGAAATAAAGGAACAGTTCTTTCTTATCTACACAAAGCAATTAAATCACTTAATCAACTAAGAATGATTGAGGATTCTTTGGTCATCTATAGATTATCTCGCGCACCTGAGCGTCGTATTTTTTATATTGATGTTGGCAACCTACCTAAGGTAAAAGCAGAACAATATCTTCGTGATGTTATGATGCGTTATCGTAATAAGCAAGTTTATGATGCGAACACCGGAGAAATTCGTGATGATCGTAAATTTATGAGTATGATGGAAGACTTTTGGTTACCTCGCCGCGAAGGTGGTAGAGGAACTGAAATCACAACTCTTCCTGGTGGACAAAACCTTGGCGAACTTTCTGATATTGAATACTTCCAGAAAAAACTTTATCGTTCGCTTGGAGTTCCCGAATCAAGAATTGCTGCTGATGGTGGATTCAATCTTGGACGTTCTTCCGAAATTTTAAGAGACGAACTTAAGTTTGCTAAGTTTGTTGGAAGAATGAGAAAGAGATTTGCAAATCTCTTTAATGATATGCTCAAGACTCAATTAATTTTAAAAAATATTATTGCACCAGAAGATTGGGAAATTTTAAGTGATCACATTCAATATGATTTCTTATATGACAATCAGTTTGCAGAATTGAAAGAGTCTGAATTGATGAATGAAAGACTTGGAACTCTTGCAACTATTGAACCATATATTGGCAAATATTATTCTGTTGATTTTGTAAGACGCAAAGTTCTTCGTCAAACTGATCAAGAAATTATCGATATTGATAAACAGATTGAAAAAGAAATTGGAGAAGGAATTATCCCCGATCCAAATTCAATTGATCCGATCACAGGAGAACCACTGCCAAATGGTGATGATGGCATGATGGGTGATGTTCCTATGGAACCAGACTTAGAATCTCAAGGTGGTATAACCTCTGCAGATGGAAAATCTGCCGAAATATAAATAGAAAATATTACTTTTATTAATTTTTATGGAAGAAATTGTAAATTTGATCGGTTCTGAACATTCAGCATCCGATATCAGTGACAAAATTAAAGATGTTTTGTATGCAAAAGCAGCAGAAAAAATTGAAAATATTCGTCCTTCTGTCAGCACCGCAATGTTTGATAGTCAACAAGAATTAGAGGATCAAGAATAATGGCAAGAACTTTATTGTTAGCAGATGAAATTGCTCTTCCGACTACAACCGGAACTGCAACTAGTTTTTCTGCAGCAACTGTAGTAAGGCTTGTAAATACTACTGGAACTGCAGCAATAATTAATGTTGTAGAAACTCAAAGTGGAACTGGGATTGGTTCATTTACTATGCTCGGTGATACTACAGAATTGTTGGAAAAAACTGCTTCTTATTGTGTTTATGCAAGTGCAGCAACAGTTAAAGGAACAAAAGTAGGATTTACAGGTTAATACAAATGAAACTTATCACAGAAGAAATTTCAAACGTAAAGATTATTGCCGAAGGTAAAGGTTCTAATAAGAAACTTTATATTGAAGGAGTTTTCCTGCAAGGAGATCTCAAAAATCGTAATGGAAGAATGTATCCTATGGAAACTCTTTCTAAAGAAGTAAGTCGATATAATGAAGCATTCGTCCAAAAAGGACGTGCTCTTGGAGAACTTGGTCATCCTGATGGACCTACCGTAAATCTTGACCGTGTTTCTCATAAGATTACTTCACTCACTCAAGAGGGTAATAATTTTAAAGGTAAGGCACAAATCCTTAATACTCCTATGGGTAAAATTGCATCTTCGCTTTTAGATGAAGGTGTCATGCTTGGTGTTTCTTCTCGTGGTGTTGGTTCATTAAGAGAAGATCGTAGTGGTATAAAAGTTGTTGGTGAAGATTTCATGTTAGCAACTGCTGCTGATATCGTTGCCGACCCTTCTGCACCTGATGCATTTGTATCAGGAATTATGGAAGGAAAAGAGTGGGTTTGGGAAGGAGGAATTCTCCGTGAACAACTTGCAGAAAAGACTCAAAAGAGAATTAATACTCTCGTTGATCAAAATAGACTTGAAGAACATAAGCTCCAGTTATGGAACAATTTCTTATCAAATCTTTAAATTATAAATAAATATAGATTAATACAAAAAATATTTAATCAAATGTCCGTTGGTAGCAATTTACAAGAAATGGAAAACGTAGTAACCAAAGGTGCTGCTGCAGCTGAACCAATGCAAAAGTTGTCCCATTCAACACCGGGACAACCTGCAGTGGAAGATCTCGGTGGCCCAACCCCAGAAAATTATAAAGCAGACGATGACTCTGCAAAATTATCAGAACCTAAAATCGCAACTGTCAAAGATATTGTGAACAAAGGTGCTGGTAAAGCAGATCCCATGCCTAAGGGTATGAAGGAACAAGATGAAGTTGAGGGCGAAGTAGTTGAAGAGGAAGAGACAACTGCATCTGCTGAAGAAGTAGTATCCGAAGCAGAAGTTGTTGCAGAGGAAGAAGAAGAATACAACATTGAAGAAGATGTTGAAGCACTTCTTGCTGGCGAAGAACTTTCTGAGGAATTCCAAGAGAAAGCACGCACTATCTTTGAAACTGCTATCAAAGCAAAACTTGTAGATATCAAAGAAGAATTATCTGCAAAGTATGGTCAAACTCTTGAAGAGGAAGTTGTTTCTATTAAAGAAGAACTGACTGATAGAGTTGATGCATATCTTGAGTATGTTGCTGAAGAGTGGTTAACCGAAAATCAACTCTCTGTTGAGCACGGACTTAAGACTGAAATGACCGAATCATTCCTTACTGGAATGAAGAGTCTTTTTGAAGAACATTATGTAACTATCCCTGAAGAGAAATATGATGTTCTCTCTACTATGGTAGAGAAATTAGATGAGATGGAAGATAAACTCAACGAGCAAATTAAATCTAATATTGCTTTAAATCAAAGATTAGCCGAGTCGGTTGCTGATGTAATCTTCTCCGAGGTCTGCGAAGGTCTGGCACTTTCACAGAAGGATAAACTCGCTTCTCTTGCCGAAAATGTTGAGTTTGATAGTGAAGACACCTATCGTGAGAAACTGGTAATTCTGAGAAATTCTTATTTCTCATCAACTGGTACTCAAAGAGATGAAACGGAAAATGTTTCCGAAGAGACTGCTGAAACTACTTACGATTCAGTATCTCCATTGATGGAATCATATCTTTCCACTTTAACTAGAGTCTCTAAACAGTGATTTTTAAATCATAAATCAAACTAAAATTTTTAACAAGGTAAATTCAAATGCAAGGTCTCAATGTAGAATCTCTGCAGGAGAAGTGGGCACCTATCCTCAATCATGAGGGTCTCGGCAGCATCAAAGATGCTCATAAGAGAATGGTAACCGCAGTTCTCCTGGAGAATCAAGAAAAAATGCTCCGTGAGGAAAGAGAATTCCTCGGAGAAGCTCCTTCAGTTGGTAACGCTGCTGGTGCATCAACCGGTTTCAGCGGATCTGGTGGTCAAACTGTTGCAGGTTTCGACCCCGTTCTAATTTCACTAATTAGACGTTCAATGCCTAACTTGGTCGCATATGACCTTGCTGGCGTTCAACCAATGAATGGTCCTACTGGACTCATCTTCGCGATGCGCTCGAAGTATACTTCGCAGGCTGGTAACGAAGCACTGTTCGACGAAGCAGATACCAGATTCTCTGGTGCTCGTGATGTTAACTTCACCACTGCCGGTATTGGTACTACCGCAGCTCAGAGTGGTGATAATCCTGCAGTTCTGAATGCATCCGGAACTTATAACACTGGTGCCGGAATGGCAACTGGTGATTCGGAAGATCTCGGACGTGGTAACGGCAGAGATTTCAACGAAATGGCATTCTCAATCGAGAAAGTCACCGTTACTGCACAATCCAGAGCACTCAAAGCTGAGTACTCCCTGGAACTGGCACAAGACCTCAAGGCAATCCACGGTCTGAATGCTGAAGCAGAACTCGCCAACATTCTCTCCACAGAGATTCTGGCCGAGATCAACCGCGAAGTCATCAGAACCATCTATCAGGCTGCAGAACCTGGTGCTCAGGACAACGTTGCTTCTGCTGGTACTTTCGACCTCGACGTTGACTCCAACGGACGCTGGAGTGTTGAGAAGTTCAAGGGTCTTATCTTCCAAATCGAGAGAGATGCGAACGCAATCGCACAAAGAACTCGTAGAGGAAAGGGCAACATGATTCTGTGTTCCGCAGACGTTGCTTCCGCACTGACCATGGCT